TCTCCCTCAGGATCGTAGCTTCCCGGCTCACCGCAGCACGGTGTTCCATGGCCCCCCCCAGTCAAAGACATTTTGGAGCCATGCAGCGGACCACCAAGTCGACATTCCTACCGATACTTGGCATGGGCCCACAACCCTCTGCGCGCAATTCAATTATAGGGCTTAGAACTTCCCAAAGACCACTTACTGTGGTCTATACGTTGGTCTCCTTTCCGAAAAGCCTGTGAGGGCAGCAAAGATAAATTCATCCTGAGCCCCGGTTGTCTGGAGCGTCAAGTTGACAGTGTCGGCAGTCACGATGTCAGGTGTTAATGTGACAATCAGCCGATGGCTAGGCCAAGACGATGGTGCAGCAGTTTCGCTTGTAGCGAACCCAACAACCCAATAACTCTGGTTAATTGAGCCGTTGTATAGCAGAACTTGAACCGGTTGTTGTACGTAATACTTCCGCGCTGCCTGCAAACCTTGTGTCGCTGACGTTGACGCCAGCCCAGGTGGTAGCCCCGGCGTCTGGAAAACCAATCCACTATTTGACCACGTTGCCGTGAAGTCATCCTCCTCCTCATTGGCGTTCTCTGAGATCAAGCCAGGCATAAACAACTCCACATCATAGTTGCACACGAGTGCGAACGTAAGATCGGAGTTTGGTTCAGCCGTGTTGGGTGATCCATTTAATTGCACAACAAACTTCCCCGGAGAGAAGAGTCGCGCATCGCCTTGTGAGTCCACAAAGAATGGGACTTTTTCAGTCCCATCGCTCGCCCGATGTATGCGAGACTCAACCCAGTTCTGCTTGATGACCGCAGACTCAAATGCTGTCAGGTTTGTGATTCCGCCCTTATCTGTTCTTGTTGAGAATAAGGGGTCATTGATAAAAGCCGCCGTGTAACCTGAATTCGCCGTTGACCCGGCGAGTGGCTTAATATCAATACTCATGGAATGAACCTTGAACCTCTGGAAGCCACGCGACACCTGGTTTAATCGTGGGCAAGATGAGGCCTTAATTACCTTATCTGCCACAATGGTGCCGACGTCAGCCGTCATAGGAACATTGATTGGCTGCCCAATGTATTCATGTCCTCGGAACCGCATTGAGCGGGTTGTTTGTGTCTGGCCCTTACCGTTGTTGATGGCTGTGGGCAGGATTGGAAATTGATTTTCTCCTTGTAGCCGTCTGCCCCGTGGTTGTCTACGGGTCGGCCTTTGCCTTTGCGTTTGATGTTGTTTCTTCACTTGCTTCCTCTTCATGTTGTTGCTTTACATTCACAATGTCACGCCAGCCGGAAGGTTCGAGAACAAAAGTTCCAGAACATCAACCATCGGCTTCTCAAGCGTGACTGTCTCTAATTCCAGCTGTTCTTCGACTGAAATTCCCCAAGCTCTCTCAAAGCTCTCTCTGGTTACCTGGCTAATGGGGACGGCTCGCGCATGCCAAGGTTTTATTTTTGACAATTTGGCCAGGTAATGCCGATCGGTCTTGACATAGGCTCCACTTCCAAACTCGATTAACGCACAAGCCACGCTCTGCAACACGGGTATTCCCATGTTGAGTGCCAACTCGCACATTCCAACACTCTTAACATATCGCGGGATTATGGGCAGGTGGTTTCTCTTCACTACCCACGGGAGTCTGGCTAGGACCCTGAAGGGGTCTCTAACCATGTGCCAACTTACGCCGTCAAAAACCGGCCTACCCTGACAAAAATCCACTCTCTCGAACTCCTCTGCGATCTCCAGTTTTGTTGTCATGCCAAACTGGGCGAAACACTTAATATCCAACTTATGAACATCAGCTCTCTCAACAATAACTACTGAGTCGTCTCCATCAATGTAGAAGGTCGCTTCAACCCCCTTAACGTACTCACATAGCATGCCATAATTGAGCGCCGAGTTCCCCAGACCGGTGTTCTGGTCCCCTGACATCCGTGTTCCCTTTGTTTTAAATGTTGTGCCATTCCTCGTTGATCCCTTATTGACCAACTGCGCCCTTAATATACCCCGTAATTTCCGGTCTCCTGGATAAAAGGATTCATAAAAGGCGTGCTCCTGCTTGAGCAACTCCACTCCTACATGGCAATCAAATTTGCTGTGGTCCAAACATAGGGCTATGGGATCGGTGAAATTCTCCCATTTTGCTCTCAAGTCGTTTGCTCGCTCGCTAAGGTTTCTACCTTTCGCGAAGACTCGTGTGCCAGAAATGTCTTTTAGTTGATAAACAAACTCTTCAATGGGTTGCAAATAGCTTGCCAAGCAAATGCCATACCGTTTATTTCTAAACTGAATGCACCTGGGCGCCTTGAAATCCCACTGATGGTACTTGTCATCCTTCAAAAACATTCTGATCCTTGCATCTAAATCCAGATTCAAAGGGTCAACTAACAAACTAGCAGCACCACGCTCATATTCTTTGCGCTTAGCCCCCGAATAATGTGAGATTACACTCCCAAACGAACTGCGGGTGAGCTCGGGAAAGCCCTCCCCCTGTTGGAAAACCAAACTCTCCATATTCATCTGAACTATGGATTTATTGGCAGTGTATCTCGCACCGGTATCTAGTTGATGTCGCTCCCTCAAAGCCACTTTTTCATTGCAAACGCAACCCTTATGTGTCCATACAACCCCTTCATTCAACCGTGGGATGCTGTAATCAAAGACCTTGTGTGTCTCGCGTTTATCTACACACTCGCTCGTCTTCGCCCTGTGGCTACAGTGTGGCAACAACTTGGTTCCAAGCCGCTGGGGCATGCACACTGCAGGAAGACTGCGGTATTCTCACACTTTTTGTTTCGGCAACTTGTGAGTGGTGCCAAAAACACCCCACCCACTTTTACCTACTTCCCCAGTGGCCGTCATCTTCTGTTGCTTCACGCGTTCTTCATTCGCAACAGGATTCTTCAAAGCTTGACGGGCCATTTGTTCCTCATGTGGTACATCCATGCACTTGGTGATTGTTGTTAACACCAATTGATATTGCACTTGCAGGGTGAGCCCGCTCGTGTCGTGCATGGTGAGGAATTGCTTAGCTTTTGCTCTCATTTGTCTGAGCAGGTCAGGGGTCCGTGGCACAAATGCGAATTCCAGGCAAAGGAACCAATAAAGGTCTTCCAGCACCAGAACAGGCTTGTTTCGCGCCACACGCCTCTCACAGAAAGTCAATTTCGTCCCCTTCTCTTTCACTGCAACCACATCCCTCAACACAGGCTTGTCGGCCATGTCATCAATCGCAGTTTCTGCTCTTGACTCCACGATCGTTGTCAACCTAGTTGGGTCTGACCTGTAACCAGCTCGGCGTTTCAAGTCTTTCGTCTTTACCGCATCGGTAGCAGTTTCGGACGATACCGGTTGGGCTTGTGGCGTGATTACAGGCACGGGAGCCGCAGGAGGTGCACTTGCTGCCAAAGGCACGTTCTTTCTCATAGAATGCACGGGCCTCGGCAATTTCTTCTTCTCCGAAGTGCGCCTCGAACGCGAGGTGGACGAAAGAGTAGCCTGCGATACAGAGCGAATCATAGATTCTCCTGATCGTTCTTCTCCTTGCACATGCCTTGCCGTTCCTACGAGGCTTGTTGTTTCTTCTCTCTGCGCTCTTGTTTGCTCCTTCTTCAACATCGAAATCTGACGTTTTCTGTGAGGGTAAGCAGACTCGTTGATCAGTCGCACCTCCTCCACATCCAAGGGCTTT